ATTAACTGTTTCCCTTAGAACTAACCAATCGTGGTAAGACTCTATACTTCTCTTAGCATCATTAACCAAAGAGCCTATAACTTTTTGATAGTCATTTACTGTAGAACTATCGTTAATAGCTCCGGACCAATCAGAAGCTACTGTGTCTTCTCTTAGTCTTATTAATACTTGATTTATTAGTTCTCTGTATGTCATTATTTCCCCTTGGCTAATTGTGCACCAAAATAAAATTCTATAATCATTGTAGCCCAAGCAAATACTTCATCAAACTTAAGAACTGCTCCTGCCTGTACTGTAACATACTCTATTGTGTCTGGTGTAAGTTCAAAGCCAAGTAAACTTGCTCCTTCAATTACAGTAGGTACAACAGTAGGTACGTTAAAAAACACCGGTGCTACTTGTGTAAATATAATTAAAGATAATATAACGAATATAATTACCCGTCTATTAAGGGCAGCCATTGGACTTTCTTTGTCTGCTGCAGACCTAGCATCATTAATTGATTTATCTCTGACTGCAAATTGTTGCATCATTAACTTTTGGTTTTCTGCTGCTGCCTGACTCTTTAATGCAAACAATTTACCAATAAACCCTAGAGCTATTGGTGCTATGTTTGTTAATAGTGTCATCATAATACTACTCCTATTGCTTCCATAAGTCCTACGTTTACAACAACATAAAAAATAATTGCACCGTAGACACCCCATTTAATCTGTAATAGTGAGGTGTTTATTTTAGCTATACATTTGTTTGTGTCGTCAATCTTACTAAACAACTTAGCTATTTGACCTGCGTGTTTGTCTAGTTGCAATTGCATTCTTCTAAGTTCGTCTTCCATTTACTTACCCACATTTTTCATAGCCACTCTGTGGGCTTCAGTAAAACTTAGACCTTTTCTCATAAGCCTTTTCATCTCCTGCATATGTTTCTTGCTGTGATGTTCTTTGTGCTTATCTAAAGTAGCTAGTTGTCTTTTAGTAAGTGCCATTACTTCTTCTTCTTTTTACCTTTAGATTTTTTATAAGGTTTGTTACCGTATCCCATAATATCTCCTTAATTTGCTAATGGATTATCTAAAGACTGTTGGATACGTTTCTCCATATCCACTTTTGTCTTCTCTACTTTGAGTTCAAACCTATCTAGTTTGTCGTCATAGTTAGTAAGTTTAGTGTCTACTGACTGTAGTTTACCNTCTACCTTTGACTCAAGATTCCACTGTGCGTTTCTTAAATCAGTCATATCTTTTTTGAGTTCAATCTTAATTGCGTTAGCGTGCTCTTCTATTCTAATTACATCTTCTGATGTCTTTTTCATAGAACCTTGTATAGCATCGAGGTCTAAATTTGCGATTCCTTCGACTTTCTGATACATAAGAAAGCCACCATATAGAGTACCAACAATCGTTGAAATAAAAGCAAATGCTGCAACTATACTTGCACCACTTACACGCAGACCAAACAGCTTGAGTTTTTTATCCTTTATGCCTTCGCCTTTACTTACTAATTCTTCTAGGTCTGCCATTAGTTTTCAAATCCACCGTCTTGTAATTGTCTTAAGTATTCTATTTCTTGTTTAAGTTTTTGTACTTCTAGTCTTCTACGTTGTAATTCTAGTTGATATAACGTGTTACAATTAATTCTTTCGCTTGGTCCATCTAAAGGTATTATAATTCTAGCATACAAACCTATGTCTTTAGTCTGTGGTTTTTCTCCCTCTTTACCTATAATAGGCGTGACTGCGTTGTTTATTATTCCAGTCATACCTAACTCAAAGTTTGTACTACCGCCTATACTATTAGAACAATCTAAATCTCCTGCTCTAATTTTATCTGTACCGCTATTGTATCCTGCACTCGGCAAGGAAAAAGTCATCGAGTTACTGTCTGCTATAACCTGTGTACTAAGAAAAAAGGCGTAGCAACACACATACCTTAACCACTTCACTTAAACCTCGAACATATTTTTGATGCTATCATTGTTTTAGTTTCTTTGCTTCCTCTTAGCTTAGACAAAGAACATATGTATTCTGCTTTGTCTACGTTATTTGAACCAATATATACATCAAATTTAACGTGGCTTAAGTAATCTAATTTTAATATTTTATAATCAGTTACAAAAGGTATTGGTTTCCACTCTTTATCAAATACACCAATCTCATAATATTTAACATCTTCTCTCTTGTTGAACATACTCATTGTAGTCTTGTGTACTCCTTCTATTTGAGTTACAAACCATTTTGGGTATGTTGGTGTCATCTCGTGAGCTGCTACAGATGTACATAGCAGTGCCCACAGTATTACTGAGCGACACATTCAGCAACTACTACTGCTGTATAGTTACCACCGGGAAACGCTTTCTGCTGTCCACCACCATATGTAGCTTGAGACTCAACCTCAATCCAAAGAGTTCCGGCATCTGCCATACTATACTGCCTCATAGCACCAGTAGTTGTACTGTTTGATTGGTAATCATCAAAATCAGAACTAGATGATTGTGCTACTCCCACTGAACCAGTCCAAGCAACTGTGTCACTTAAACTAGGACTAGAGCTGAATGACTCTGGATAGCTAACTTGTGCGTGATAAGCGTTAGCAAGAGATACATCAAATCTTACAATAGGCTTTTGACCAGCACTAGCTGGTGCTGTTGTAAGTGTATATGCGTTAGGGTTTCCGTAGACTCCCGGAGTATCTGTATTAACTATACATCTAGACTCTACTGAGCCTGTAATTTCTGCGTTTGCTTCTACCTTACTAGCGAACAAAGAGCAACCAGTAAGACTAAGAACTAAAACTGTTAATAATAATTTATTCATTTGTATTGTTCCTCTATCATTTGATTCATTAAATTGTCTTGGGCTAAACTTTGTAATGCTCTTCTGTTATCAACTACTTCTCCTCCGTCCAATGAAATAGATTCCCTGTATACTCCTCCGGGAACTGTCGCTGCATAATAAGATGTTACATTAGTAGCGTTATTTATTGTCTGTAGTAAAGCAGACTGTGATACTGAGTTAGCTATCGTTAGAGCATTTTCAGATGCAGCCAAAGCCATTTCTAGTCTGTCTTCATCTTCCTCGTCTTCTTCTCTCTCTTCCCTCTTTTCTTCTTCTTTCTCATACAAATCACTATCGGTTTCTTCAGTAGCATCTATAACTGCGTCATCATCAAGTGCATCATATATTTCTATNTCAGGTATTTCTGGTATTGGTTCTACATAACCCGGACAATTTTTGTCNTTCTGTGGGTCAAAACATTTGTCAAACCTATACATATAAACTACTTTTGCATCTTCTAGTGTTCCTGTGCCAGTAGTTTGTATCGAACCCTCACCAAATTTATTAATTGGTGTGTACGGTAAGGGTACAAGTCTTTGTATTTTCATACCCGTGCCACTAGTCCAGTCTTGTGTATCTTGAAAGATATAGCCACCATCTACGTCTTCATTCTGTACTGTGACTGTATATTCGTCACCGGCTTCTTTTGTTACCTTATAATTATAGATAACACCACTTATGTCTAATCCGTCTTCTACACTAACTCCTAGTGTGTCTGACGTCATACTCCATATTAAGCCATCTACAGCAGCATTGCCTGTATATCCAAATATATAACTAGAAGAGTATGAAGGCTGCAGCAACAGTGCCCATAATGCTAAGAGCCTTATCACGTTTTTCTTGTGCAGTAATTTCATTTTCCTCCGTTGGCATTGGTATTGATTCTGTATGCACAGCCCAAGCATCTTTAGCCTGCTGTCCTATTAAACCATCTATGGGGCACGGAGTCCCGGCTTGCATCATTCCGTCCCAAATATCAGGGTCTTGACAAAGAACTGAAACTGCTGCGACCTTCATACCAAAGTTATATAGTTTCTGTGCTTTCTTAAGTCTTAAACAATTTTCTTCTGTGTACGTTGTACCCATTGAGATACCAAGTATCTGTGTTTGTACTGAACCACTAGAACTAATTGTACATAAATCTGAGTTACTACCTCCGCTAATTTGTGGTGCTATTGCACTAGGCGGTGGACTTTCTACTTTAGTTGTTTGTGTACCGTTTGTAGTAACTGTGCTAGTTGATTCTGTAATAATAGGGTCGTTAGCCATTACTGGCAAAACAAACACTATCCAAAATACTAGGACTATAAACCCAGCTATTACATTGTTACGCAATCTATCAGACATTAGTCAGCAACTAGACTCACAAATGCAGGGTCTACTTCATCAGTAGGATTAGCTGTAAAGTGTGTACACATATCTATCTCTCTAGCTACTGTGTATGTATCTGGACCATAAGTAACATCACCATTTTCTGCTGTATTCTTAACCTTTCTTGTTTCAGTATGAGGTTTATTCTCATAAGCAATAACACCTGCTAAATCTGATATAGCATTAATAGCTGTCTTAATTGTTTCGTGTTCACTATACAAAGTAGTAGCGTATGTAGCTATA